CTTGTTTGGGAGCGTGGTGGTAATCCAAAGGTTATGCTAACAGGATATGACACTCTAATGAGAATCCAGCAACTATTGCAGGCTCAACAGAGATTCATGGAAGAGAAGCGTGTTGTACCAACATACAACGGCGTTAAGGGTGTACCGGGTGTTGAGGCAGGATTTATTGTCGCAACCTACAACGGTGTACCAATCATCCCATCTAAGGATGTAGCAAAAGACGGCATCAGCAGAATCTACATGCTTGACACCGACTACATGTACTACAGTACTGCGAAACCAACTCAATACTTTGAGTCCGGTATCGAAACTGGCGATCCATTCGCAATCAACAGACTAGGACAGGAAGGACTTTACCGCACAATGGGTGAAGTTTGGACTACTTTCTTTGGAGGTCAAGGTTCAATCCGTGACCTACAGTGAGGTTCTATTGAGGATTTAATAATAGGAGATGAAAAATTATGGCAACAACAACACACAGAGGAATTACCTACACCACTAGTAGCAGCGCAGGAATCGATGTATTACTCTATATGCCACTACAAGGCGGAGTAGACCAAGACAAGACAGAATGGCTGAACGGCAACAGTGGTGGCTCTTATCCGGGTTCACTAACTGGCTTTGTCGCTAACAACGCTGATGGTTCAAAAATACAGAACCCACGACTATTGGTTGTACATATTAGTACAATGGTTAACGATGAAACATTGACTCTTTCAGGAGAGTGCACAGAAATTATGCACACCTCTTGCCAGTGGGCAGAAACCAATGCTGCACCGGGTCTATCTCAACACGCAGCAAGTGGAGTTCTAATTAATGACGGTTCAAACTTTTTGACAAGCGAGTCAACAACCGCTGTTGACGGAACTGATGCAACAACACAATTTAGTGTTGGTGACTTTATTCTTAATTCAGAGGGTGCAATAGTAGGAACATTAACTGCTGTTGGAGCAACAAGTCTAACTATTGCGGCTAATGCAACTGTTCAAATGAATGACGACGCAGCGGTTCACAAGAGAACCCCACTTGTTCTCAAGAACACATCGGGAACTACTGAGTCGGTTACTCTAATGATGCTAGTCCGTTGAGGTGATTCAACTTGCCTACAGTGACATACATCGGCTCTGCAGTTTGGCGCAGGCGACCCGATAACGGGGAGTACTGGGAACGCAGAATACCTGTAGAGGTTAGCCAAAGTTGGCTAGACCAACACAGGGTTGCAATCTGTACTAACCCTACTGCTTTCAAAGTAGAGGGTGACGCAGCAGTTACAACAGACGAAGGCGATGACGGAATACCTGACGCAGGCTGGACTAAGAAAGACATCAGCGCATGGCTCAAGGCTAAGGGTGCAGAGTTCGGTGGTTACGCTACAAAAGCGAAACTACTCGGACTTGTGGAGGAAACACTAAATCCTCCGGCACCTGAGCCTGAGCCAGCAGTTGTCGAAGAGCCAGTGGCAGAAGAGGCAGTTGAAGAATCAATTATAGGAGATGAAGAATAATGGCAGTAACAATAGATCCAAGACCGACATATTTCGGTGACAGAATGATAGTAACAGGTAGTTATGAAGCAGGTGACGCAGCAATAGATTTGTCTAGTCTACTTGCTAGTATTGACTTTGCAGGTGTAAACCCTTCAGGCGTACATGCTTTTGAAGCGATTGGAGATACAGGTGGTGGAACTGGTGGCACTCAAAATGTAGTTTTTGCACCTAAAGCAAGAATTGACGGCACTACTATACGCATCGGTTCTGCTGTTGCAGATATAACCGACCCTGACTCTACCGATACAGCATTGATAGCAATAGGGGAAGCAGGTACTTTCTTAGCAATTGGTCGCCGCTCTTGAGGTGACCAGTTATGGGAAGTGCAAGTCTAGGTGGCTTGAAGTCTAAGGTGGTAGGTCCACTACCACCCGGTGACTTTTCAGGTGCATCTGCAATACAGACGCTACTCGATGCAGGGTTTGACGCAGTAACTGATGCTAACACAGCAGATACGATCGCTGGCCTTGAAATG